GTCCCGGTCAAGAATCAATGCTTAGAATGCCACGTCCGCCAATCGAGGAAGATGGCACGGTTGCGCATAATTGTCGATGCAATCTGTCGCCGGTATTTCAGCCAGCAGAACATATTGAAAACGATCCGGCATTGCGTGCCTTATTTACCGATCGGCAAGGCGACATTATTCCAGATCCGGCGACATATGAGGAATGGTTCGCTCAGGCTCCACCTAGCGAGAGACGTTGGGCTGTTGGCGCGCGCCGATTGCGTGCTGCTCAGGATCGACTCGAGCCGGGAGAACAATTGAAATGGGCGTCGGTTATTGATCCGCGTACCGGTCAACTACTCAATCACAATACGATCGCCAATGAGACCTCGAGGCGACGATTGGCACGGATAGCCGCTGTTGATGAGATTGTGGCCGAGAGGGCCTATCTTGCGCAACAAGTCGCCACATTCGGATACCTACCGCCGGAACAACCGCCGCCAGACACAATCGTCATCGGGCCAATGCCCCCGATGGCTCCATCTGGTATACCGCCGGTATCGGTACAACCAACATCGTATCCGCGTGCCGATCATCGCATACCAGCGCCGCCAGCGAAAACACCTCCGCCAGCAACGCCGACATTGCCGGAACCTAAAGCTAAAATGTGGAGGGCTCCAAAAATCCGGATGGCGCAAAAGTTTGTTCAGAAACCAAAACCAAAACCGCAACCAAAGAAAATAACAAAAAAGAAACCCGGCAAAACGATCAAAAAAAATCCACCCAAAAAGCGAAAGAAGTAGTATCCGGTTGACAATAACGAAATCAAGGTTGTATCTTATAAACATGGCCACAAAGTTTTTCGTTACCATTGTTGAAAGTTCCGGATCGTCTAACCGCATGGTTGTCGATCGTGAACATGGCATTATCCGTGGAGTCAAAGTTCTCGGACTCATTAGCGACAATGGCCGACAATATTTGCCATCAGCCGTTAAAGCCGCGCAAAAGATGTACGAAGGCGTCAAAGTTAATATCGATCATCCAGCGCACGCCGACGATTCACGCAGTGCTACCGATCGATTTGGCAAGCTAATCAATATTCATTTTGTCGAGGGCGAAGGCCTTTACGGCGATCTTGAATTCTTGACAACTCATCCGATGGCCGCTCGAATCTGCGAAGCCGCCGAACGCATGCCAGACGCTTTCGGTCTATCACATAACGCTCAAGGTGAAGGCGACGAAAAAGACGGTATTTTTGTAGTTTCAAAGATTGTAGAAGTCCGTCATGTTGATGTTGTGGCTGATCCGGCGACAACAAAATCACTAAGCGAAAGCATCAAAAAGGAGCCCGCAATGGAACCTGAGAAGAAGATGGAAGCCGATATGGCACCAGAGCCAAAGAAAACCATGGAAGCCGACAACGCTGAATTTGGCGCTAAAGCCGCTGAAATCATCGGTGGTGAAGGCGATACCTCAAGCAAGGTAAAAGCCCTTGTAGAACTTGTTCACGCCATGTACGGCGCGGAATCCGACAAAACCGCCGTCGATGAGGAAGAAACCGTTCCTTCCGAAGATCCTTCCGAAGAGGTCGAAAAGAAGGCCATGGAAGCCGATGGTTATGGAGCCGATGCCGAAAAGAAAGACGAGAAAAGCGATAAAAAGTCCATGGAAAGCCGTGCATATGTCGCCAAGCTTGTCCACGAGGCGGGCATTACGCTAACAGAATCGCTTGTTTCTGATTTGGCTTTGTTGCCAAAAGAAGCGGCTCAACGACAGATCCGTAGGATTGCATTGGCTCAAAAGTCAAGCAAGCCAAAATCATCCGGCTACATTGCTCCAATTGCGGAATCAAAGATTCCCGCTGGATCCGATATGTTCGCATGGTTGCGTTCCTAACATAATTATTTAAGGAGTTTTGAAATGGGATCGACTTTTGGCGGATCTAGGTTTGTTCTCCCCGGACCGGTAACAACGACCGTCCTTAACGTGCCAGCCAGCACAACTATATCTATTGGCGATATGTTGTACTGGAATGGTACCGCCGCAGTTCCACTGTCGGCCGCTACCGGATCTGGTACCGCGCTGATCGATCAGGCCACGATCGCCGCATCATTCGTCGGCGTATCGCAACAAGGCCGTATTGCGGCTCAAACATCAACCGGATATCCGGATTATCCACTCAACGGTATCGTGATCGGCACTGATGTTATTTATGAAGCCTCTTGCACATCAGCCACTTTTGAATGTGGCGATCTTGTGGGCGTTGTTTCCGCCGCTGCTGGCGCTGTTGGCGACATTAGCGATCAATCGGTTGTGGCTGTTTCTCAGCCCAATCTTGCGATCGGTTATGTTATCCAGAAATACTCCAGCGCAACAACCACTGTACGCGTTCGGTTGCTAGGCAAAAATCAAATTGCTTTTGCTAATCCTTCAGCGCGCGAAGTCGGTAATGGTCAAATTGTTGGACCAGGTACTTTGGCTGCTGCCGCTGATACCACGCTCACTGTGGGTTCGGCGTCAATTCAAGTTGGCACTCCAACCGCTACCCGCGTTGTGACATTGCCAGCGGTTGCCAGTTCCAAAGGATTGATTTTTTACATCGTGAATACCGCCGCCGCTACTTATGCTTTCACCGTGAAAAACGCTGGCGCAACGACCATCGGATCGGTTGCAGCCACAAAAACTGGTATCTTTTTCTGCGATGGTACCGCATGGTACGCGACAATCGGATCGTAACAACAAAATCACAAGGGGGAATTTGAAATGATTAATGTTATCAAGATGCGCGACTTGTTTGAGTCGCGAGTTAAGCAAAGTAACGGCCGCTGGCGTTTTCTAACAGAAATGCGTCAAGGGCTTGGTTTGTGCGACGCCAACGGTTCAGATCATCGTGATATGGCTGGTAATCGCGTCCTCAAGGATCGCCATTTGCGCGCCGAAAACTTTAGTCTTGCCGAATTGGCCGAAGCGATCGTGGGTCCAACGTGGCGCACTCTGTTTAATCCAGATAGCCGGGAAATGGGCCGCTACACCACGGCTCGATCGCTTGTCGAAGCTGGTGCAGATAGCCGGTCACTGGTCGAATCCGCTGGCATCGGTGTTGATCCTACGGCGTTTTTGAATATCAATACGTTCACCTCGGTTGTGGGCGGATTGGTCGAGGTTAAAATCCTCGAGGCGTTCAAGAATCCAGTTTTTATCGGCGACACAATTTGTCCAGCCGAACCGACAAAATTGAACGGTCAAAAAATTATTGGCGTGAATCGCATTGGCGATAAGGCCAAAAAGCGTTTGCCTGGTGAATCGCACGTACGCGCTCAATTCAATGAGCGTTGGGTAACGACTCCAGAAACGCGCGAAAATGCGTTGGCCGTTGACGTGTACAAAGAAACTGTGTTTTTCGACCTTACCGGCGATATTCTCAATGTCGCGTCTAGCGTTGGCGAAGAACTTGGCTATCGTCGTGAATTGGAAATCCTAGGTCTTGTGGTAGGCGCTCAGAATAGCTTTAACTATTCTGGAACCGCATACAACACCTATTCCAGCACGTTGAACGCTATTGGCTACCTCAATGATCTGTCTAACCCGCTTACGGATTGGACCGCTCTTCAGGCTGACATGCTGAAATTCGCGCGCATGCAGGATCCATATACCGGCAAGCGCATCTTGATCACTCCGGATACGATTTTGGTGAATCCAGCCAAAATCGCAACCGCAAATTTGATCATCGCCGCTACCAGCACTGAACGCCGAACCGGTTCTGGCGCTACAACCCCACAAACGACCAGCAATCCGCTCAATGTTAGCGTAACTGGTTCCAATCCTTACTCCGGTCAATTCCAAATCCTTTCAAGCCCATTGCTTGAACAGGTTTGTACTGCGGCCGCAGTTGATGGCGGATTGGCTCTTAGCCAATCTAACGCCGATGAATATTGGTGGATGATGCAATCCGGCAAAACGTTCCGCTACATGCAGAACTACCCGCTATCGGTTGCTCAAAGCGCACCTAATCAGTATGAAATGCTTGACAAGGGCATTGTCGCAAGCTACTTTGCCAACGAACGCGGTATCCCTAGCGTTTGGAGCCCATGGCACATTGTTCGTAACACCAACTGATTCTTGTAACAAAAATGGAGTGACCTGATGTCAAAATTAAGTGGCATCACGCAAAAGCCTGCCACAGCGCAGGCTTTTGGCGTGTTCAAAGTAAATTACCCGCTTTGTCCGACATTGCACGTTGAGGCAAGAGACGAAAACGACGCGGCTCAAAAGTATCGCGATTATTACGACCTTCACCAATGCCGTAATCCAAAAGTGGAGCGCACTAATGGCGGCCGTTGACGATCTAAACACGGCGATCAATCAAATCGCCGCAACAATCAAGGATATCACGCTTAATCCTAAACCGGATTATAGCGTGAATGGCCAATCCGTATCGTGGGCATCATATTTGTCAATGCTCACCGATCAAATAACAAAACTACAACAAGCGCAACAAAGCCTTGCCGGACCATACCAGCGAATATCGAGGATGCGACCATGAACACCGCTATCATCTCTACCACTGGCAACGCTAGCACCGTAGTCATTACCGGTGTTGCGGGAAAACGAATTCGAGTGCTAGCTTATACCATGAATTCATCAACAACCGCTGAGGCGCAATGGTTTTCCGCAACTACGGCAATCAGTGGCAAAATGCACATGGCCGCTAACGGGAACATTGCAACCCATCTCGGATACAATTGGCCGTCCGGCGGGTTGCCGGTTCTTCAAACTGCTACAGTAGAAGACTTGATTCTGACTACCACTAACACCGCTGGCATAATCGGTGGTCACTTAACTTACGTTATGGTTGCCGTTTAATGGCCTTAATTGGCGTTGGCGTGGCGCAAGCTTTGGCACGTAGTGCTGGCGGTCCCACACGCGGTTTAACACGCTTGCAGGCGCAAAATCTGGTGCGCGCGGCTGCATTTTTTATTGAGGAACACAAGCGTCGATTAAGTAAGCCCGTTGGCGCAATCCGCGTGAATCGATTGCGTCGTGATGGCTCGACAAAAACTGTGCAGGTTGTGCAACGATCAATGCCAGGGGAATACCCGCGCAAGGATACGGGCAACCTGCAAAACAATATTGCGATGACAAAAAAGTCAATCGAGGATATTATGCGGGAAGGCAAGATCCGCGTAGGGTTGCGCAAAAGAGCCTTTTACGGCGCATACCTTGAAGTCGTTTACGCTCGATTAGGATTGAGCCAGACATTGCGTGATCTAATGCCACAACTGGCGGCACTTTCGGGACTGCCATTACGGTATAATGTAATTAGATTAGGAGATGTTTAATTATGAAATTTGCAGCCATCAACGCAAGCGCCAGCGGCGGTAACACAATTGTTGCAGCCGTTGCCGGTAAACGCATTCGAGTCGTTTCCTATGTGATCGTTGCGGCGGGTGCCGTCACGGCGACATGGCAATCGGCATCGACGGCGTTATCGGGACCGATGAGCCTTGCGGCTTCGGGTGGAGCGTCGGCGTCAATCGGGATTATGGCTCCCGGCGGAGCGTATGGCCTATTTCAAACGGAATCCGGAGAAGCTCTGAACCTAAGCTTAGGCGGAGCCGTAAACGTTGCCGGTCATTTGTGTTATTTGGAAATCAGCGTATAATTAGCATATAATTGGAGGAATTGTTATGGCGGATATTCCAGCGACAACGCCAATTGTTACGCCAGCCGTACCAGCGCAGACTTTCCCGTTATGGGTTGTCGAGTCGTTAGTTTTCAATGGTAACGGAATCGAGCAACCGTTAACGGCGGAAGCATGGTTTCGATCAGCACGGCGCGACGTGGCAAGCCCTACCGGCTGGATTCTTGGAGACCAGCGGCGCAACTATCATATTGCGAATGTTTGGGCTCTTGCCGGTACTGATTCTGATGTAGCGTCAACGATGACGGATATCATTGCAACGCTTACCAGATTAGCTACCGCCGCTGGTGTATTATGAGTCTACCATTGTTGGGAATCGGGCCTTCGGCACCAGTGCCTTCAGGCCCAACCGACGGCCTGCTTTGGCAGGACGCCACCGACTTTCTGTTATTTAGCACAGCGACAGACTACATAATCTGGCAGTGACGGAGTAGGTAAATGGCAAGCAAGCGCATAGATGAACTCGCTACACGCACAGTAGCAGATACAGACCTGCTACCCGTTACGCCATCGGGTGGGCCTAGCGGTTCGGCTACAGTTGCTGCAATCGTTGCTGAGGGGCTGAGCCAGCCTAATAGCTCATCGGCGGGTGCCGGTGCGTCTATCACAATTAAAGCCGCTGACGGTGTTACAAGCGGGGCTGGTGGCAGTATCATAATTGAGCCCGGCTTGCAAGCAACTACGGGTGGGAATGGCGGCGTAACGATTAAGCCGAAAACCGGAGCAGCTGAAACTACAAATATCTTTCGAGTTCTTCATAGTAATGGCGCTGCTATTATCAGTTTAAATACGGACTCTTATAATATCCAAATGGCAAACGGAGCCTTTATATTCCAAGGCGTTGGAAGTTTCTTTACAATGCCAGCCTCCGGCGAAATAAGGGCTCCTTCATACGGTGCGTGGTTTGTCACAAATCCAACTATTAGGTTCCCAAGCAGTACACCTAATGTTGCAATTCTATATGCCGACGTCGGCATTGTCAGGATTAGCAATGGCTCAACTGGTGGTGGATCATTAGCCTACACATCCTCGACACCAGCAGCAATTACCTCATCGCAAAATAACTACGTCCTCACCGGCTCCGCATTCCAGCGGCTCAACTGCACGACAGCAGCAGACATTACTGGCATCGCTCCACCGACTGGTGGGGCTCATGTCGATGGGCGCATGATCAGGCTCGTGTCTGTGGGCACGGCAACGGTGACGCTCAAACACAATAGCGCAAGCAGCACGGCGGCCAACAGAATGTACATGAGCGGCGCGGCAGACAAAGCGCTAGCAGTCAATGCCTGGGCCGATCTCGTTTACGATAGCACCGATAACGGATCGGGTGCTGCTGGATGGAGAGTGATGTGATGACGTTATCGTGGTCTCCAGCAAACGATCATCTTGTCATTGATGGATTGGAGACCGTCACGCTAACCACGCTTGCGGCCACAACCACGACGATCTATCGGGTATTGAGATTGCCAGCGCTGGTTGATATCGGATCCGCTGGCGCATTGACCAGCTACGGCAATATCACACGCTGGAATATATGGATCCAAGAATGCCCTACCGCACCAGAAATAAACGCGCTATTGACCGACGCCGCTAACGTGAAATATCGAATCAATAACGTCACACAATCAGTACAACGCAATATGTGGGAGATTGAAACTACGGCCGATGCGGG